TGCGATGGAACATTAAGAGCTCAAGGTGTAGGCAAAATCTAACAGAGGAATTATTATTAGTTATTATTATATACTTTAAAGTTAAATTTTTATTATGGAAGGTAAAGCAACTCTTATTTTAAAAGACATTATGCAGAAACTTTCTATGATTAATTCCGAAGAGGTAAAAGAAGAAGTAGAAAACGTAGAAGTATCTGCTGAAGAAGTTGCTCCTGAAGTTGAAGTCAAGGAAGAAGTTGTATTGTCTGAAGACGAAGTAGCTGAAGAAGCTACAGAACTATCTGACGAATCTACTGAGCAAGAACTCGCTGAAGAAGACGAAGCTGAAAAAGAAGCTGAGGAAACTGAAGAAGAGGTTGAGGAAGAAGAAGAGTTAGAAGAAGAAAAATATGTTTCTAAATCCGAATTCGATTCTAAAATCGCTGAACTCAAAGATATGATTGAGTCAATGAAAGGTGAAATGGGTAAGGAAAAAGAATCTTACGAAGAAGAAAAAGCTGAATTGAGTGCACAAATTGAGAAGCTATCTGCTGAACCAGCAGTTGAGCCTATTGCGCACAATCCAGAAGAAAAACAAGAAAAAAACGGGGGCTTTAAGTTCGGTCAAAATCGCCCTCAATCGACACTTGACCGAGTAATGTCCAAAATAAACTAAATTAAATTAAATTATGCCAACTCCATCAATTACTACTACATATGCAGGAGAGTTTGCTGGAAAGTACATCTCTGCTGCTCTATTAAGCGGTAATACAATCGCAAATGGCGGTATTACTGTAAAGCCTAATGTAAAGTACAAAGAAGTTGTAAAGAAAGTTGCGACAAGCGGTCTTATTGGAAACGCTTCTTGTGATTTTACTGATGCTGGTTCTTTGACTTTGACAGAGCGTATTCTCCAACCTGAAGAGTTTCAAGTAAACCTTGAGCTTTGTAAGAAGGATTTCCGTTCTGATTGGGAAGCTGTTCAAATGGGTTATTCTGCCTATGACAACCTACCTCCTAAATTCGCTGATTTCCTAATCGGTCACGTTGCTGCTAAAGTTGCAGAGCAAACTGAGCAAAACATCTGGCAGGGTACTGACGCTACTGCTGGTGAGTTTGACGGTCTTGCTACTTTGTTAGCTGCTGATTCTGACGTTGTAGATGTTACAGGTACTACTGTTACTTCTGCTAACGTAATCGCTGAGCTTGGGAAAATCGTTGATGCAATTCCTTCTGCTGTTTACGGAAAAGAAGATTTGAAAATCTACGTTTCTTCAAACATCGCTAAGGCTTATGTGTCTGCACAAGCTGCTTTAGGATATCGTGATTTGTATCACGTTGGTAAGACTGAAATGAACTTTCAAGGTATTCCTTTGTTCGTTGCTAACGGTCTTGCTGATAATGATGCTGTAGCTGCGGAAACATCTAACTTGTACTTTGGTACTGGTCTATTAGCTGACCACAACGAGGTTAAAGTTATTGATATGGCTGACCTTGACGGAAGTCAAAATGTTCGTATCGTAATGCGATTCACTGCTGGTGTCCAATATGGAATCGGTTCTGACATCGTTCTTTACACCTAATAATTAATCGTCTAATATGGGGGTGCTAAACCCACCCCCTTTTTAATACTTATAATATGGCTTGTGATTTAACTGGCGGAAGATTAAGACCTTGTAAAGATGCCGTTGGTGGTATTAAGAAAATTCACTTTGTTGACTTTGGTGATTTAGGTTCGCTAACATTTGGTAGTAGCGATGAAATCACTGATATGACAGGAACTTTCACTTACCACTCTTACGATGTCAAAGGTAATTCTTCCCTTGAAACTAACATTACGTCTTCTCTTGAGAACGGAACTACATTCTTCGAGCAAGTCGTAAATATGACCTTATTCAAACTGACTAAAGAGGATAACAAAGAATTGAAGTTGATGGCTTATGGTCGCCCTCACGTTGTTGTACAAACATTCGATGATAAGTTCTTATTAGTTGGTGCTGAGAATGGTGCTGATGTTACTGGTGGTACTGCGGTTACTGGTACTGCTATGGGTGATTTGAACGGATATACACTTACGCTAACTGCAAACGAACTCCGTATGCCTTCATTCGTTGATGGTGGTACTGATACAGACCCATTTGCAGGTATGACAAGTGCTACTGCCTCTGAGTCAACTCAAAGAGACCCTTCGTAAATTCAATAGGGTTATGAATCTGATAGGGGGTGTTTTACATCCCCTATTTTTTTATGCGCCAAAAACAAAAAGGAACATTTTCGTTACTTTAGTATGCACTTATTAACTACATCTATTGCAGCTCAACAACTAAAGATAGTGCCTCGACAAGATGCGAGTTCTGTTACTCTTGAGCTCACAGATAAGACACAATTTAGTACATCTACTGTATCTGTATCTAAAACATCATCTGACCCATTTATGATACTATCAGGCTCTTTCTCTCTTGTGGAGAATAGAGCTTACTCATTTGAAGTAAAAGACGGTAGTGAGATTATATATAGAGGACTTATATTCTGTACAGACCAAACTGACGGAGAGAAGTTCTTTGTACAGGATGGCGACTATACATCCGAAACAAGTTACGATAACGAATATGTAATTCTATAATGCACGTTGTAACAACATCTACTGACCTGCAAACTATTCGTGTTATACCAAGACGACAGAACGATAGTAATGTTACCATTCGCATTTACGACAAGTCTTCCAGAAGAGAGATAAACTACAGCTCTCCGTATTACTGGCAAACAGCAGACGTGTTCTTTAATGAGGTTGACCAAAGCTGGAATACAGACCCTCAAGTTGTGTTTAATTATGGCGACCCATTCTCCACAGTATCAGGTCAATTCAGCTTTAGAGAAAACGAATACTATGGTATTAAGTTAATTGATAATAGCGGAGAGTTATACAAAGGAGTATTATTTTGTACCGACCAAACGGATTATGATAAGTTTGATGTACACAAAGACGATTATGTAGTTGAACAAAGCTACAACAATGAATATATAACAGTATGAGTAAGTCAAGAAGAAATACAAACACAAGGGTAAAACCTCAAGTAAAAGATGGTAAAATACACATCGTAAACCTTGAGTCATATTCACGCCCTGACATTAAGGAATACAGTAATCAAGACTGGGTTTCTTATGGCGATGATAACAACTACTTTGAATACCTAATTGATAGGTATAATGGTTCGCCAACAAACAACGCTGCAATCAATGGTATTGCAGAAATGATTTACGGTAAAGGACTTGATGCTACTGATGGCGATAAGAATGAAAGTCAGTACGATGAGATGAAAGAACTTCTCACTAAGGACTGTATGAAGAAGATATGCTACGACTACAAAATGATGGGTCAAGCTGCACTTCAAATCATATACACCAAAGACAGAAAGAAGATTGCTCAAGTTGAGCATATGCCTGTAGAGACACTTAGAGCTGAGAAGTGCAATTCAAAAGGTGAGATAGAGGCTTACTTCTACCACTCTAATTGGGAGGAATATAAGCAATCTGATAAGCTAAAGAGAATACCTGCATTTGGTCAATCTAAGTCGCCACTTGAGATATTGTACATCAAGCCTTATCGTGCTGGTTACAAATACTATTCGCCAGTAGATTATCAGGGTGGTTTACAGTATGCAGAGCTCGAAGAAGAGATTGCAAACTACCATATCAATAACATTCAAAATGGACTCGCTCCTTCTATGCTTATTAACTTCAATAACGGAGTACCGCCAGAAGAGCAGAGAGAAATGATTGAAAGAAGTATCGTAGAGAAGTTTAGCGGTAGTTCTAACGCAGGTAGATTTATCTTGGCGTTTAACGACTCTAAAGAACTTGCAGCTACAATAGACCCTGTACAGTTATCTGACGCTCATCAGCAATATCAATTCTTGTCTGATGAATCTATGAGAAAGGTAATGGTATCGCACAGAATCGTCTCTCCTATGCTCGTTGGTATCAAAGATACAAGCGGACTTGGAAACAACGCAGAAGAGCTTCAAACGGCTTCTGTACTTATGGACAATACTGTTATTCGCCCTATGCAAGTAACAATCTTAGATGAGCTTGAGAAAGTGCTTATGTATAACGGAATTGAATTAGATATCTATTTCAAGACACTACAGCCACTTGAGTTTACTGACTTGACAAATGCTATATCTGAGAGTGAAATAGAAAAAGAAACTGGTGTAAAGAAAGACCAAGTTGATGAAGAACCTCAAATAGAAGAAGAAGAATAATATGGCAACTGCACTATTTATAAAGAGAGCTGACCTTGTAAAGAACACCGCACTTAACGGTTCGGTGGACACTGATAAGTTTATTCAGTTCATACACATAGCTCAAGAGATTCACGTTAGAAATTTTATGGGTACTGACTTATACGATAAGATTAGTTCTGATATTATTGGAGGTAGCTTATCTGGTGATTACTTAGCACTTGTAAACGATTACATTCAACCTATGCTTATTCACTATGCTATGGCAGAGTATCTACCCTTTGCAGCGTACACAATCGCTAATGGTGGTGTGTATAAGCATAACTCTGAGAATAGTACAATCGCCAGTAAAGAAGAGGTTGACTTACTAATTAATAGAGAGCGTGATTACGCAGAATACTACACTCAGCGTTTTATAGACTATATGAGCTTCCACGCAGATGAGAAGTTCCCAGAGTATTATACAAACAATAATGAGGATATTTACCCAGATAAAGACGTATTATTTCACGGATGGAGTCTATAAGTAAGTACAAGCCTAAAGAAGGCAACATAGTAAAGTTAAAGAAGTATTTAGAAAAGAGAGTTAAACAAGTAAAACCAACAGAGAACATTGGCTACACTAAATAACAAAAAGATAAAAGATACTTTCAAGGGATTGCTAAAGACCCTTGATAACGCTGAGATTACAGGTCAGGTAGAAATTACTGATGGCGATGGTAATCAAACAGGCGTATTTATAAATACTGATGGCTCTATAAAGGTTACTGGCACTACTGAGTTTGGCTCACTGAAAGATACTGGAGAAGACATTACAATCACTAAGTTTGTAGATGAGGCTGATGGTATATCTAACAATGATGACGACAGTTCAATACCCACTTCAGCAGCAGTAAAAGATTACGTTGATTCTGGCGTAAATACAAACGCAGCTAACATAAGCACGAATACGTCTAATATAAGCACCAATACAAGCGATATAAGCACGAATACAAGTGCTATTGCTCTCAATACAGCTAAGAACACTTATCCTTCAGCAGACGCAGCGAAAGTGGCTAATATAAGCGTTACACAAGCTGTAGATTTAGATACTATTGAATCTAATGTGGCGACTAATAATTCAAAGGTCAGTTTTGATTCTACGAGCTCTTCTAAGTTAGCTGGAATAGAAGCTGGTGCGCAAGTAAACGATGTGACTTCTGTAAACGGTCAGACTGGTTCTGTAACGCTTACTTCAAGTAATGTTAATGAAGGTACTAATTTATACTACACGGACTCTCGTGTTGCATCAAATAGTGCGGTTGCAGCCAATACCGCCAAGACAGGAATAACCGACCAACAGGCGAGTGCTATTAACGCCAACACATCAAAAGTAGGTATAACAACTCAACAGGCTGATGCTATTGTTGCGAACACTGCTAAGATAAGTTTCGATAGTGACTCCTCAACTAAACTGTCTGGAATAGAAGCTAACGCTGATGTAACAGATTCTACTAACGTCACTTCCTCTCTTGTCGCTGCTACATCAATATCAGATAGTGATAAATCTGCAATAAGAAATAATATAGGAGCTGGAACTGGTGCTGGTGCAGTTGATAGTGTAAACACCCAAACAGGAGATGTAGTTCTCGATTCAGACGATATCTCAGAAGGTACATCTAATTTGTACTTTACTGATGCAAGAGTATCTGCAAACTCTGATGTTACGGCTAACACATCTAAGGTAGGAATCACTACACAACAAGCAAGTGATATTACAACCAATAACGATAAGGTCGGCATTACCACACAACAGGCATCTGATATCACTACTAACAATTTAAAGGTAGGTATCACAACCACCCAAGCTGATGCAATCACAGCGAACACTGCAAAGAATAGTTATCCATCAGCCGATGCAACTAAACTTGCAGGAATCGAAGCAGGTGCAGAAGTCAATCCCACATCAACAGACGAGATTTCTGAGGGTAGCTCTAATTTATACTACACAGAAGCGAGAGTATCTGCTAACACAAGTGTAGCTGCAAACACAGCTAAATTGGGTATAACAACAGCGCAGGCAGATGCTATAACCGCCAATACAGCAAAGGTTGGTATTACTACGCAACAGGCAAACGATATAACAACGAATAACGCCAAAGTAGGTATAACCACCCAACAAGCGAGTGATATCACAACTAACAACGCTAAAATAAGTTTTGACAGCACTTCATCTACTAAGTTAGCAGGTATTGAAACAGGCGCAGAGGTCAATACAGTAGATAGCGTAAACGGACAGACAGGCGCAGTATCATTAAGCACCTCTAATGTAAGTGAAGGTTCAAACCTTTACTATACAGATGCACGAGTATCTGCAAATAGTAGTGTGGTAGCTAACACAGCTAAAATCAGCTATAATGCAACAGATTCAACAAAAGTTGGTTATATTAGTATAACACAAGCTGTTGATTTAGATAGCGTAGAAAACAAGCAAGAGAACCAATATAAGATAATTGGTGTAGCTATGGATTATTCAAACAGAGTGTTATCAGACAATGGAACTGCTGAGGGTACTCAAAGTATTATGGAAAATATAGAAACTTTAATCTTAAACTAATGAGCATATACGATAATGCAGGTGTAGTGTTAATCCCAAGTGGATATAAAGCAGGAACGACAGACAACCTATATTCTGTTTTACCTGCTAATGGCGATGGGGATTTTAACGCCACAAGGGGTTCAAGTGCCACACGAGTAAACAAAGATGGATTTATAGAAAGCGTTGCTACAAACGTACCCCGTTTAGATTATCCTTTAATTGATGGCGTAGTACAGGATTGCCCTGCTTTACTTTTAGAGCCACAAAGAACGAACATATTATTAAGGTCAGAGGAATTTGATAATTCATCTTGGGTAAAACAGTCATCAAGTGTTACTGCAAATCAAATCGTTTCGCCTGATGGTTCACAAACAGCTGACTTATATACTTCAAGTAGTGCAACTTTTGAATTTATACAGCAAACAATATCTTTAACAGGTTCGCAGTATTATACTTTCTCTATATTTTTTAAGTCAGGTTCAACAGATAAATTAACTATATCGCTTAGTGGTGGTGCTTATTCTACTTCTCAAAATGTAGATTTTAATTTAACCGATAAAACGCATACTGTTACAAGTGGAACGCCTACTTTTGATATTGTTGATTATGGTAATGGGTGGGTAAGATGTTCGATGACAACACTAACTACTTCAACTTCAACTGCATCACATAGGATATTGATACAAAGTGGCGAACCAAATGTATCTACTTATTATTTATGGGGTGGTCAAGTTGAACTTGGAAGCTATCCAACTTCTTATATCAAAACTACTTCAGGACAGGTAACCCGTTCAGCCGATGTTTGTAATGGTTCAGGTACAAGTGCAGAGTTTAACGACAGCGAAGGGGTTTTGTTTGCTGAAATATCGGCACTTGCTAATGATAGCACCTATAGAGTTATTAATTTAAGAGGCAACGCAGATAATTTAATAAATTTTGGTTTTAAAAATACTTCAAACAGTATATACTTTTATAAGGAAGTTAATAATGTAGCGCATAGTCCATCAACACCAAGTACAAGTGTAAACATATTACAATTTAACAAGGCAGCTGTTTCATATTCAACAGGCACTAATTACTTATGGGTTAATGGTTTTAAAACTGTATCATCAACAGGGGTTGGTTCGTTTAGTACAAGTTTATCTACATTAAATTTTGATAACAATTCTTCAATCCCTTTCTACGGAAAAACTAAACAACTAATGACTTTCAAAACAGC